CCTCTGGCGCGGTGGTCGCCACTCTTATTGTTGCCGGTTCATCTTCGACAGCCTCCGCTGCGTCGGGCTCGCTGTCGCGGGTTACACCGTTGTCCGGTTCTTCGGCAACGACTAGCTCAGCTACTGGCGCAGTAACTGTAGTGTCAGGTCCGCAGGTTTACCAGGTAGCTGGCTCTTCAGCTACGCAAAGCGCCGCGAATGGAACCGTGTCCCTCTTCGCGGCTCTTGCTGGTACGTCCTCTAGTGCGTCGGCAGCGACCGGCGCGCTGGTCTTGAAGGGTGTGCTAGCGGGCAGTGCGGCCGCGGTCAGCGGTGCAACGGGCTCCATCAGTCTGATCGCGGTCGTATCTGCCATTTCCGCTACAACCAGCAAGGGCGATGGCTCGGTTAGCGTCGGGGCTGCGCCGCTGGTCATCGCTGGGGCGTCCCTGACTGTGTCGAATGCTAACGGCGCGGTAACGGCTACCTTGGTACTTTCCGGTAGCGCTTCCACGGCGTCGGGCGCGTCGGGTAGTATCTCGGCCAAGGGCGTGATCTCGGGGACCTCGGTCACAGTATCGGCGGCCCTGGGCGCGGTAGGTATCCGTATTACCGTGTCCGGCGTCGCGGCGACGTATAGTAGCGCTAGCGGCTCTGTGTATGCTCTGTTGATCCTGGACGGTCGATCGAATACGCAGAGCCGCGCTGACGCCTGGATAGGACTGCCGTTCCAGGCCGGTGCGCTACCAGACGAGGTTACGGCAATTGTCTGGGTCAGCAATGAGCTTGACGCGGAGCTAAGCGTGAACGTGCTATCGTCTTCTGTTGTAGCAGACAGCGTCGGAGCTGACGTTGAGATAGATACAGCCGTCACTACTATCGAAACTAACGAAATATATGCAGAGGTGACGTAATGGATATGGTAGCGCTGTTCTTCAAGAGGGGCGACGACATTGTTGTTACCGCTCGGTATCCTGATATACCATCTGGAACCGGTATGACGGCGACGTTCTATATCAAAGATGACAAGACAACCCCAGACACAGATCCGTCTGTCTTGACATACGATAGCAGTGTTGTAGCCGATCCTGGTAACGTGGGCGCTACGCTGTCGCATTTTAACATCCCGTCAGAGGATACTCAGATAGCCGGCTCACTATGGTGGAAGGTCAGGGTCTTCGATCCATTCAGTAATGTGAGGACCGCGAATCAGGGTCCTCTGCTTATCGAGGCGGTGTGACATGGTAGCCGGGCGCGAGGCGACTCCCAAGGACGTAGAGAATACAGAACGGCTCATGCGATATTGGGCTGAGGGCCCTGGTGCAGCCAAAATCCGGTGGGGCGTAGCCGGAGATTTCGACAGATGTAGGCTACATCTAGGCAAGTACGTCAGTCCAGGCCAACTTGACGGTCTATGCTCGAATCTACATCAGCGCGCAACTGGGTTCAGGCCCGGTCATGCGCCCACAGAACAGTAACAAGACACTGTCCCGTATATAGAGCGCGTGTCAGGGCTTTACGTACGGGCTCGGATCAGCTATAATCTACGCGAGCAAGGACGAGGAATGAGCGAGACTGCTACTGAAGACACTGGCGCTACCGCAGAGGTCGTTGCCCCAGAGTCTACTGCTGACCAAGGCCATGATGAAGATCAAACAGCCGAGGAGCAGCTTCACCAGGTAATGCAAGAGCAAGACCCTGACGAGCTAGCCAAGCAGATAGACCACTGGAAGCAGATGGCGCGACGCCACGAGAAGACCGCCCGGAGCAACTCGGCAGCGGCTGCTAAGCTGCGAGAGATCGAGGACAGCCAGAAGTCCGATCTACAGAAGGCAGAAGAGGCCAGGCAAGCGGCGATTGAGGAGCGAGACGCCCTCATCACGTCGCAAAACCGGATGCTCGCTGCCGCCGCGAAGAACCTGTCGCCTGATTGGATTGATTTTCTCGGTGATGGAACCGCCGATGATATCAATGCCAGGGCAGAACAAGTAGTCAACCTCATCGAGGCAGAAGTCACGAAGCGCATCGCCGCACGCACGGGCCAGGAGCAAGGAAACGGCGGCCGTACACGTACCGGCCGTCCATCTGAGCAACTGGCGGGAATGCGTCCTGGCGCAGCTCCGGCGGACACCGCAGCGATGACTGGAGATCAATTGTTCCGGCAGCTCATTCATGGAGATCGAGACTAAGAGCGCAAGCCGTAACATAACACTGTTAATTCAGTTCCGCGCTTGCGCGGAAAGAGCAGTCAATGCCCACGTACAACACGCACGTCACGCGTACTACGTCGGGCTCTGACCCACTCGTCCCCGAACCTCTTGCGGCTACAATCATCCAAGAGGCTCCCAAGTCGAGCGCGGCCCTGAGCCTGATGAATACGACAACACTGTCCTCCAAGACCCAGCGCATGCCCGTCCTTGACGTGCTCCCTGTTGCTTACTGGGTAGGCGGCGACACCGGCATGAAGCAGACTTCGACAGAAGCCTGGAAGAACGTGGTCATGGTCGTCGAGGAACTTGCCGTCATCGTGCCGATCCCTGAGGCGTATCTAGACGACGCAGATGTTCCGCTCTGGGGCCAGATTCAGCCTCGTATTACTGAGGCTGTCGGCCAGATGATTGACCTCGCCGTTCTCTGGGGGATCAACAAGCCAGTCACCTGGGGTGAATCAGTGTTCGCCGGAGCTACTAAGTCCGCGCATACGATCGTCCAGGGCACTGGCGTTGACCTCGGCCAGGACGTAACGAAGCTCGGCGCGCTCATGGCGGCGACCGGTTACACGGTCAATGGCTTCGCGGTCGCGCCCGGCACCAACTGGAACCTGGCTGGGCTCCGTTCCGCGCAGGGCGTGCCGATCTACCAGCCGAACATGCAGGCCGGGCCGGGCGGATCGCTGTATGGCTACCCGATGAGCGAGATCGACAATGGCTCGTGGCAGAGCGGTACAACCGGCGGCGCTGTCATGCTCATGGGCGACTTCAACAAGGCGATCATCGGTATCCGGCGCGACATCAACTTCAAGATGTTCACCGAGGGCGTCATCTCGAACGACTCAGGTGTTGTCCTCCTCAACCTCATGCAGCAGGACACAGTCGCCATGCGTATGACGATGCGCCTCGCGTACGCGACAGTCAACCCGGTCACGATCATGCAGCCGACCGCCGTTATGACGGGCTCGAACCCGCAGCGGTGGCCGTTTGGCGCAATCCTACCAGTTGGCGCTACCGGCAACCCGTCGGGCGCGATCAGCACGATCCAGGCACCTCCGTATCCGTACACCGGCAGCTTCAGCGTCGAGGGCGAGCCCGCCGAACTGGACGTGGAGAACCCGCAGGAGCTGGAGGCCCACGAGGCTCAGCAGAGGTACGTGGAGGAAGTCGAGAGCGAGGCGCGCGAGGGTCTCAAGACGGCAGCAACCCGCCGCCGGGAGCGTGCCAGGGCTTCGCAGCCGGAACGCTCGGAGCGTTCGACCAGGCAGCAGGAGCGCGGCGGCAAGGAGTAGTAGGCCATGACCAACTACCTAGCAGGCACGCATGCCGCTACTGGAGCGGCTACCGGGCGTATGGACGCCGGAGCCGGCAATACCTTTGGCGTCTTCTCAGTACGGGTCGTCAGCCCTTCGAACACCAGCGTGGTCGCGCTGGAGACGAGTCCAGACAACTCGACATTCACAGAGATGGCTCGCGTCACTGGCGACGGCTGGGCTACAGCCAGGTCAGATCACCGGCAGCGGTACGCCCGCGTAAACATCATCAACATGGGCGGTGCAAGCGGTATCGCCTCGAATGTGTGTAGTTATCCGTGACATCTATAACAGACGGTTCGCTGCCTGCCCTGGCTACGCCCGATGATATTGTAGCCAGGATAGGCAGGAACCTGAACCAGACAGAAGCGGCGCGCGTAGACGCGATGCTGCAGGACGGTAGCGCCATCATACGCAGGCGAGCGCGGAATACGTTCATGTATGTGGCATCTGACACGATTACCATTGCCGCATCTGACGGGATTATCGTCCTGCCTGGACGGCCGGTATATAGAGTGATATCGGTTGTGGCGCGGTCTGGGAATCCGGCCGTACAGAATATCCCGGTCACCTGGTTCATCTTTGATGGTGTAGACACGGTCACCATCCCCGAGCCCAGTCACTCAGGAATTATCAATCTGCCTACATTCTGGTACGAGGTAGCCTGGTATAGTCATTCGTATGATACCGTGTACGAGCACGGCTACCATTCCGTACCAGCAGACATCAAGGGCCTTCTGTGCTCTGCTATTATATCGGAGTTGTCGACTCCAACTATGTCGGCTACCCTGCAGAGTGAGACTATTGGCGCGTATAGCTATAGCATGCGCCGTAGCTACGGTGGGAGTGGCTCAGGGGGCGGGGCATCAGCTGGCCTGTACGCTGCTCTCCGCGACTACGGGATGGATGAGATACTAGGGGATTATCGAGCTAAGGCGGGATCAATACCAGTAAGGCGCAGCTTATGTATCCAGCACTACCAAATGGCAAGATGATTACTCTACGCCACCGGGTAGTGGCAGGTCAGGACGAGTACGGAAACGACACCCTCTCGTTTACAGAGGTGAAGATAGGCCCCTGTTCGGTCCAGCAAGGATCAAGCGGAGAGGAACAAGCATATACGGATCGAGTCGTGACTGACATTACGGTGTACGTACCATATGGGACCAACGTCGGCTTTCTCGATGTTATCATAGTCGATGATGTAGAGTACGAGGTAACCGGCGATCCAGCGTGGTGGAAGTCACCATTTTCGGGGAGTACAGCCCCGATCCGCGTCGACGGGCAACTAGTGAAGGGAGCGTCACCGTGAGCTATAA